GTTTCACAGGGGCTCCCGGTCCGGCTCCATGGGCACGCTAAGCATCTGATGCGCGAGCAGCGCTTCCGGGTCACATTCATGCCAATCCACATCGTCGAGCCAGAGAGGCTGGCAGCAGTCCGAGCAGTGCGTCACGTCATCCGGTCTCACGGGCAACTGACCCGGTGCAACCTTGCGATCGACAAATCGAAGAAGCCACTGTCACCATCGGAGGCGCGGGCCAATACGAGCACGTCGACCACAGCGTCCCGCAGCTCGCACACGTCAGCTTGCGCATCAGCACGGACTTGCCGTTCCCGGTCGAGGCTGAACGCGAGCAGGCCGCCCAGGATCCCGAGGAGCGCCCCCGTGAGGATCAGGGCAACGGCGAGCCTCATGTCGTGTGCGAGCGATAGAATGAGGCCAACAGAAGGCCGGGGCGCTGCTTCCACAGCCCCCGGCGTGGCCGACACCTACGAGGAGGTGCGACATGGCGAAGCCTACTTGCCAAGACTGCGGGAAGCCCATCTCGAAACGGCCGGCAGTACGGTGCGTGCTCTGCGCTAATAGGGCAATGGGACTGGCAGTGCGGCGTGACCCAGCAGACCGCTTCTGGGCATTCGTTGAGAAGACGGCTAGTTGCTGGCTCTGGAACGGGGCGATCAACTCCAGGGGCTATAGTGCATTCAGGGCGGGGAACGGGGCCGGCACCGTCAGTGCTCATCGCTTTGCGTACGAGTTGCTCGTCGGCTCGATCCCTGCCGGACTGACGCTCGACCATCTTTGCCGCGTTCGCAACTGCGTGAATCCGGCCCATCTTGAACCTATCACCCGCGGCGAGAACGTCCTGCGCGGCACAGGACCAACGGCCTGCCATGCGAGAAAAACACATTGCTGCCATGGCCACAAGTTCACGCCAGAGAACACCTATACGAGAAACAACGGTGGCCGGCAATGCCGAAGCTGCCTTAGCAAACGCAAGCGAACTAGGGCTCATCTCAATGCGTGAGAATCCACGTCACCAGTGCGATGATTGCGAGTGGCACAACCCGATCGATCATTCCGGTGATCCTGCCGCCGAGCCAGTGTGAGGCTGGACGAGCATTGATTTTCTTGCAGATCGACTCGAGCTTCAGGTGAATGCTGACGAGCTCGACGCGAGTGGCTGCATGCTCAGCGCGCAACACCTCTTTCACGGAGTCGATCTCGTGGTACAGCATCGAGGTCGTGACGTGAGGGTTCGCGTCGACGGGCGGCGGAGTCACGGCTTCGGCGGCCTCTTGATCAGCTTCGCCCCCGTCGCACCCCGACGGATCAACTCAGCCGCTTTAAAAGCTGCGGCGTCCAAGAACGGGGACGTGTAGACGACCCGGGCTTTCTCCCCCTCGCCCCTTACAACCTGATAGACGGGCCTTCTCTTGGGCTTGACGGGCGTTACGGGGGCAACCACGCCCTCGAGGAGGGCGGCTAGCCGCATGGTGGAGATGACCACCGTGACCCTTGACCACTGGTAGGTGCTCTCCTGTACGGCGTCGGACTGGTTCCCTCCAAGGCCGACGAACGTGCCGGCCGCCGCATCCCGGCTGACGAGGCAGGTGATGTGGTCGCAGCCGAGACAAAGCCAGTCGCCGGGCTTCGCTGCTCCCGGTGGGATCGTAAGACTCCCGGCTCGAGCATCGGCAGCGAGGTCGCAAACCTCGGCGGTCGGGCGCGGGTACGCCTTCCCGAACACCGTCCAGACGGTCAACTGGAACTCGCCTACACACCACGGCCAGCCTTGCTGCCCTGGGCCGGGGACACGAAGCCAGGTGCGCTCCTGCGCCTCGTTAACACATGGCCCGTTGTTCGATCCGCTGGGGATCTCGTGGCAGCCGACGCGGACTCTGAGGGCGGCTAGGGTTCGTTCGTTCGGTGTCTTTGGCATGCGATGTCCTCCCTGGAGGGGTAGGGTTCGGGTCGTGAGGCTCTGGCTGATCGGGCTAGTGGCGGGGCTGGCGCTCGCGACGGCACCGGGCGCGAGCGGCGCGTACACGGTGGAGCCGACGCTGACACGGGTGGCAGGCGTGGAGACTCGTTGCTACAAGCCGGGGACGTGGGAGCGGGGTGACGAGTTCGGCGGCTACTGGGATGGCACTGTGATCGCGCTTCGAGCGAACGCATGCCGCTGGATCGGCCGCACCCTTGCTGGCGAACGGCCCGCCGATTGGCGTCGCACGATAGTCGCGTTCAGTTGGCATCTGTTCGCCCATGAGGTCGCGCACTCCCAAGGGTTCGATCACGGGGAGAAGACCGTCGGCGCTGACTGTCGGGGCTGGCGGATCATGCGGCCGTTGATGCGCGCGGCCGAGATCAGCCGGGGTTACGCCTACGTGCTGTGGGTTTCGTCGGCTCACAGGGCTAGTTGCCCATCCAGTGCGCCATGAACTCCGGTGAGTAGGCCGCGGACGAGTTCACGTTTAGGTTACCACCGGACGTTTGGTAGCAAAAGGCTGTCGCATACTCCGCCGCAGCGCACGCCCAGTGGGTGGCGGTGTCCATTGCGGTTGCCGCAGCCGCCGAGACTACGGGAACTGTCTCGCTCGCGATGCCGACTGTTACGGAATGGTCCATCGAGATTTGCCGGAATCCCGTAGCGTTCGCAGCGAACTCCGCAGCGAAGGTGAGGAGATAACGGCCGGCCGTGGTGAACGTGATCCGCCCCGTGTTTGATGACGTGGAATGCATCGTGTTGTTGTCAAATCGCTCGCTGTTGAAGGTAAGAGCGGTCCAAGTCGCGTTGGCGATCGAAATGGCGGCACTGTTGTAGACCCGGCAGGCGGGGGCACTGTAGAGGAAGTTGAGGTTATCTCGAATGTGGGCGTTCATTTGCGCGGCCGATGGGGTCATCCCCACCGTCCACGTCAAAGGCGTCGTCCAGGCGATAGGTCATTCCCCCCAGGGCATCAGTTGCCCAGCCATGCGACGGCCAGCGCAGCCCTATCGTTCGTGATATGGACGCCCACAAAAAGGGACCCGATCACGGGCAAAAGCCCAATCAGGTCGTCGACAGCGAAGTCCCAGAGCGTCTTGCAGTTATGGGTACTGGGGCCCACGTTCCCGGAGTTTGGGTTCTGTTTCGCCCCGATCACTGTGTTCGTGCCGCTAGTCCGCTTGATGATCTGAACTCCCCACTCAAAGCCGTGCGTGGTGATGGCCTGGTCAACCAGGAAGGTCAGTTGGGCGGTTACTAGGTATTTGCCAGCGGTCTTGATCTGCGCGAACGCCGAAGCCGGGGTGGGGGTCGTGTCCACGGTAATCGTCCTCATCTCATCCGTGTCCTCGTCGGTCACAGCCATCGGCAAGAAGTCGTATGTGCCGTCAGCATTGGCTACGGCTTCCGCTGCCTGGTCGTGGTGGGCGCGGCAGCCCGGCCTGGGGCCATACAGGTAGTTGAGGTCGTCGCGGATCATGACGTTCAACTGGCTCGCGGTCACTTTCTCCGCGGTGGTCCAGGTTCGCTGCGTCACCCAGGGCATCAGCCGGCCAGCCCATGCGTGATGTTCTCGAATCTGAGGATGTCCAGGTCCTCGCCCGGCTGCCAGTTGCGGTTCTCAACGGGACGAACGGCTAGCAGCTGAGAGATCCGCTTCGCTCTCTCCCGACTGGGCCAGGCGACCTCGAAGTACCGGCCGCCTGCCGCACTGTTGCCGCACTCCGCGCACAGGAATCGGTCACCCTGGGCGACCGCCGCGCTTGGGCAGCATGGGCACTCGACGATCCACCTGCCGTGGTTCACCTGCGCGTGGACCGGGCCGAGCTTCGCGCTCCCCGAGTGTCGCCACTTGCCGAACTTGCTGTGGATCGTCAGGGCCATCTCAGTAGGGCTTTCGGAGGAACCAGACGCGTAGACAAACTCGCCACCACGGCGAGGCATGGCCGGTCTGGGCGAGATACATGAGCCACCGCCCGAGAGCAAAGCGACAACGCCAACAGGGCTGCCATTCCCCAACGTGGCCCAGGGGCTCGCTCGGCGAGAAGAACTCCTGACCACAGCGGCACTCAAACCAGCCCGGCGTCGCAGGGAGCCCGCCCACCGTCCTAGTACCCCACCACCGCAGGACTCGCCCCCGTCTGGAGTGTGGACGTGCCGAGAACCCAGAAGTCCGTGTCAGGATCCGCCGGGGACACGTCCAAGCTGAGCTGCCACGGCTGCCCGCGCACGACGTCCTCCTGGATCCCGTCCACATGCACGTCCTGGCTGATCGCGCTGCCCGCGCCGGGCGGCCGGCGCTTCACCGTGAACCTCGTGCCGACATCCGCGGCAAGCAGCGCCGCGATATGCGCCGTCGCCATGTGCGAGCTCACCAAGAGCGACTCAACGGTGGGGAACCGCAGGCGCGCGTCCTTGTAACGCCACACGAACAGGGAGGCGAGCGCCGCCGCCTCCCCGGGCCGAGCAAGCAACGACTGGAAGTCGTCACGCCTGGACGGCCAGTACGCACCCTCGCTCGTCGAATCCGACGCCTCCTCGCGTGTTCCGTCCGCGGTTAGCACGGCCGCCCGGTTCCACAGGCGCGAGTCGTCCATCTGCCCGACCAGGGACGGCTGGTACGGGATCTCCCCCGGTAGGTCGCCCAATGTCCCTGCCGGGGTGCCGAGCACGTCGCGGCGGTGCGCACGGTTGTGGAACGTGATTGCCCCGTCGCGGGCGACGAACAGGTAGCCGCCGTCTGAGAGGGCGGCCTGCCGGCAGTGCTCCAACGCCCCGACTGTCTGCTGGTTCGAGCTGGTCGCGTCGAGGGCGTCGATCGCAGCGCACATGTGGTCCGACGTGTCGAGGTCCCTGTCTCCGGCGGGGACGCCAACCGCGTCGAGCACCCGGCCAATCCTCGTGTGCGCGAGTTCCTCCGGGTAGCTGTTCAGGGTTACTTGCGCGCGGTTCAGCGCCATTCCGTAGTCGGCGGCGCTCACGGCGACGATTGCGTCGAGCTGCCCCGGCCAGGAGATCGGCAGGGTGCGGATGAAGCCGCCTACCCGGTCGTACGTGATCGCGTTGTGCCTGGCCTGCACCCGCATCCGTTTGCGCGGAAGCACGTTCGGGCTGTGGCTGGAGCCGGTGTAGCCAGGTTCGAGCTCCCGGTCGCGGTTGTCGAGGACGACGGCGAACTCGCCGGTTTGGAACTCGTCGAGCTCGGTTTGGCGGTAGAGGCGCGCGTGATACTCCCTGACGCGACTCGTGAGGCTCGCCCAGACGGGAGTGGCGTCCGGGTCCGTGGTCGGCGACCAGTCGACGCTGATCTCGGGGCCGAGCGGGTGCGGCTTCGCCCAGATCGCCATGTCAGGCTCTCGCGCCCCATAGGCTCGGGTTCACGCTGCCCGCACCCTGAAGGAGGGTATCCCGGATGGTGTGCGCGAGGTCACGCTCGGACATGACGGAGCCGTGGACGACGACATTCACGGTGACACCGCCGCCCATGCCGCCGTTCTGTCCGCCGCTCATCATCCGTCGGCTCTGCGGGTTAGAGAACACACGAGCTCCGCGCGGCAGGTTGACGAGCTCCGGCCCCTGCTCACCTACGAGCGCCATCCCACCGGGGGACACGCCACCGTGGGCGAACGAGAACGCGCTGCCGACCGTCCGGAAGAACGTCGTGACGGTCGTCGACCACGAGGTCGGGATGCTGTACACGGCGTTCCTCATCCCGTAGAGGGCGCCGACGGCAGTGGACACCCCCAACGTCGAGACGTGCGTGTTGCGCGATCCGGGGATTCCGCGTGCTGAGCCGGCCACGTCGTCGAGCTTGTTTCGCGACTCGACCGCACCGGGGGTCGTCACGGTCGTCGAGGACTTGTCCGGGATCGCCTTCACCTTCGCGTTCAACTCGTCGGCGAGCCTGGCCGCTTCCTTCGAGAGGAAATCAGCCTTGATGTCCTTCTTACCGGGCATCCCGTTGATCTTCGCGACAAGCGCCTCGATCGCAGCTTTCGCCTCAGCGTCCTTCAGAAACGCCTTGATCTCCGCCTTGGTCGGCATCCGATGCAGCGACTCGGTGAGGATCAAGACGGCCGCGTCCGCGACGTCGATCTGGCCGGCAAACGCGCTCAGTGAATCTTTCGCCCTGTCGAACGGACTCTTCAGCCCGCCCGCCTCGCCTCGCAGTTCCTCGAATCGGTCGCGCAGCCGCTCTACCTCGTCGGCGGCCTTGTCGGCCGGGGACTTAAGGTCGCGCATGTTGCTGGCGATCTCCTCGATGCGCTTCGCGGCTCCCTGCGCCGCCTTGTCCATCCCCTCGAACTGCTCGCCGATGCCAGGGATCCCTTTCAGCCAGCCTGCCATGTCGCCGAAGCCGGCGACGATCGCGGCGAAAGCGTCCAGTACCTTGGCGGCCGCCTGCCCAACATCCTTCGCCATGTCCCAGATCACCTCGCCGAGCGCTGCTCCCCACGGCTCGCCGATCTTGACGAGCTCCCCTGCGATCCCATCGAGCGCTCCTCTGAGTCCCTTGAGGACAGCGCCGCCGATCGTCCCCCAGTCCGCTTTCGCGACCGCCCCGGCGAGGCCGGCGACCAGCTTGACGACGAACTCGCCGAGGTCGCCGAGGATCTTGCCCCAGTCGACCGAGCCGATGAACGCGGAGATCGCGCCGAGCGCGGTGCCGAACACCTTGCCCCAATTCACATCGGCGAGCCAGCCGGTGACCGCGGAGGCCGCCTTGCTCAGGCCGCCACCGATCGCCTTCATAACACCAGACCAGTCCACATCGCCGAGGAATTTGCCGATGGTGGAGAGCACTCCGCCGAGCGCTGTCCCCAGGGTGGATGCGACCTTCCCCCAGTCGACGCCGGCGATGAAGTCGCCGATCCCCTCGAACACGCTCTTGAGACCGGAGCCGAGCTTCCCAATCGCCTCCCCCGCCGAGTCCGACTGGATCACGTCCTCGAGGAAACCGACAAACCGCTCCGCGTACGGCATCACCTTCGACGCGAGCCCTTCCGCCAGCTCCTCGAAACGGGCCTTGAGGATGTTGACCTTCCCAGCGAACGTGTCGCCGAGCGCCGCCGCCGACCCGCCGAACTCCTTCGTCAACTCTGCGAGGATGAGCTTCTGGGCGCCCATCACGTCACCGGACTCGACCATCGCCTTGATGGCGTCTTTCTGCGCGTCCGTGAACTGCACGCCAGCGCGACCGAGGGCGGTCATACCCTTGATCGGATCGTTGAGGGCCTTGCCGAGCATGAGGGCGCTCGAAGGCATGTCCTTCCCGAGCGCCACGCTCATGTCGGCCATGATGTCGGTCGCCTGCGAGAAGATGTCGTTTCCCTTCCCGACCTCGTTGCGGACACGGGTGAAGGTGAGGAGCATGTTCTGCCCGGCCTGCACGTTCACGTCGTCGATGCCGGTCAGCTTCTCGATCGCGTTCGCGTGCCCCTGGATCTCCTTCATCGAGACCTTCGCGGCCTGGCCGGTGGATTTCAGTGCGGCTGCGGTCTGAGCGTCCGCCTTCTCGTGCGCGATCAGGCTCGAGATGCCGATCTTTAGGGTGGCGGCAAGGCCGGCGCCTGCGGCTGCTCCGGCTGCGAGCGCAGCGACGCCGAGCAGCTTGAGCCCCTTGCCGGCAACATTGCCGACCTTCGATCCGAACGACCCGGCAGCACCCTCCGCCTGCCCAAATGCGCGCTTCAGCGAGCTCGCGTCGCCCGTGATCTTAATTTCTATCGAGCGTGCCATCTACTTGCTCAACCCTTCGAGGTCCTCCATGATCGCGTGCAACTCCTCGGGCGTCAGACGCCCCATCTCCAACAGCCGCACGTGGTAGACGCGGCTCAGAGCCGGGAACCAGAAGGCTCGGGGAGGGTCACCGGGGACGAGGTCGCCGAACCACTGGCGCCATTGCCACTCCCGATGCTCGCGCTCTCGTCTTGCCCGCCTGGCTCGGCGGGCTCGTTCACCGGGGGGAGAGGAGCCGCCTCCTCATCCGGGTCGAGCGCGTACTCGATCGCGCTGAACGACAGGCGGCCCACCTGCGCAACCGTCACCGAAGGGTCCGCCTGCCACATCGCTAGCCACGTCAACGCCTTGATCACAAGTGGATCGTTCAGGAACGAGGCCGCCGCCTTCTGATCGTCCCAGTCGACCTCCTGCCATGCTTCTCGCAGCGGCTTACCGAGGATCGCCCGCAGCGTGCAATGCCCGTCCAGGTCGATCGTCGCGAAGTCGATGTCGTACTCGGTCTCGTCGACCTTCATCTTCATGCCCTGCTCCCTCTTTACAGTCCGGCCTTGTTGATCAGCCCGTCCAGCACGTCCTCCAGGATCTCGACGACCTCACTCTCCCTGGCGTCCAACGCGGGTTCCAGCACCGTGCGCATCTGCAACGCGCCGAAGTCACCGCGCTGACCGGTCACCTTCCGGGCGGACTGCTGGACCGCCACCGTTGTCCCCGAGATCCGCGGCTTGAACTTGCCGATGCCCGCGTACCGGGAACCCATCGACGTCGCCTCCTCAACCACCGGGGCCGCGACGCGTTTCATCTCGCCGCGGAAGTCCTTCAGGCCGCCCTCCGCCTCCTTCAGCGCGGAACGCAGCTCCCGGATCCCCTCGACCCGGATCGAGTACGCCACCGGGTTACGCCGTCGCCCTCGTGATCACCCCAGACACCGGCAACGACACGGTGACCTTGTGCGCATCCCCGGGTGCTCCCGCGATCGGCGTGTACGCCGTCAGGATGCAAGACCCCGTGAACGTCGGGTTCGTCGACGACACCGCAGCCGACGAATACTTCGCGACCACCGTGAACGCCGCCGCCCCCACAAGACCGGACAGGGTGGCGTCAACCTCGGAGGCGGCAAAGTCCGCCCAGAAGTCCACGTCGAACGAGTCGTCCCCGAGACCGGCGATCCGCTGGACGCCGGTTGCGCCCATCGCCGTCACGTCCAGGTCGGCCCGGTTCTGAGTCACCGTGACCGACGCGACGCGATCGGACAGGTCGACGCTATTCACGACCAGGCTGGCGTCATAGATCATATGCTTCGCCATGCGATCTACTCCTTTCGTTCATGTTCGTCGTTACCCGGCTCGGGCGCGGGCTCAACGGCCGGCTCGGCCTTCCCGCCCCTCCCCGGCTTCTTCGCGGGCGGCTCGACGCGGGCGATGTGCCCTGCGGCGACGAGCTGCCCCTCCTGCTCGACCGACAGCGCGGCCTCGAACTGGCCGCGCGGGTCGGTCTCGAACACGCGGCGGTTGCCGACGACCCGGTAGGGGCGCGGCACGATCTCCACTCGGCCCGTCCCGATCAGGTCGGCTTCGAGCTCGGCGGACAGGTCCGCCTCGAACGTGTCGCCCACTTCGATCTCGGGCAGCGGGACGCTCCCGGTGGCCCGGTAGGTTCTCACGGGTTGCCTCCTCTCTACGGCTGCGTTAGCTTGATCGCGGCGATTGTCAGAGACGTGACGCCGCTGTAGGTGATCGCTGCGAGCCCGTCCGCTGCTGCGGCGAACACGTCCGCGGGGAACGGGCCGATCATCTTGTCGCCGGTGGTTGCGGGGATCGACACGGCCGCAAACGTGATCGTCAGGTTCGGGGCCGGTACCTTCGCCGCCGCGACGGTGACAGTTAGTGCCCCGCCGCTCGCGTTCTTCACGTGCAGGAAGGTGTTCTCGCTCGGCAGGAACTTGTCGCCGCCGCTGGTGCAGGCAGCGTAGGTGGTCGCGACCCCGAGCCGGGTCACGTCCTGGACTGTCAGGGTTGCCATCCTTGTCTCCCTTCTACTCGATTACGTCAACGGTGAACTCGACACCGAGGTGAACTTGTCCGCCCGGTTGCCCGTAGGTGCGATAGTCGGAATAGTCGATGACGCGCAGATGATCGACGACACCGCCCAAGGTGCGGTCAGCCTCGATCGCCGCTTTGACGCTGGTTGCCCCGGACCGGGCTAGGAACTCGTCGAGCTTCTTCTGAGCGCCGATGTCGGAGGCGAGGCCGGCGAGCGCGACGACACGGAACGTCGACCGGTCCATGCCGCGTTGCATCGCCTGGTCAAAGTCCATTGCACCGGGAACGACGTACAGGCATGGTGTGGTCGGCTGCGAGAGCATGTACGCGGACACCTGGCAGCCGGTGATCGTGGCGAGGTTCGCCCGGAGACCCTCCCGGATCTCCGCTACCGTTGCCATCTACACCATCCCCGGGCCGCGCTTCACGAACGGGGCAATCAGACCGCGCACGTCCGGGTCCTCCCGGGCGATCCTGCCCGCTACCGCGTCCAGGCCGAGTGCGACGACGCCGAGTGGCGCCTCCCGGGACCGGATCACGAGGCGGCTCGCGAGCAGCCCTACCGCCTGCTCGATCTCATACGGCACGGTCACCCAGCCGAACTTGGCGGTCACCTTCACGGTGCGCGGGTACCGGGTCGGCAGCAGACCGTGAGTTGAGAGCGGATGCGTTTTCACGAGCCAGCGCGGACGGGCGGGCGTCTCGCTCGGGTTGTTGAACGGCTCCAACGTGAAGTCCGTGTTCTCGACCCAGGTTTCCTCGAACGTGCCGTCCCCACCCGGGTCAACGAGGAGGCTCGTGAGGGTGATCACGTCGTCGACGAGCAGGAGGTTTGGGCTGGTCGGCGTGTAGTAGCGGACGTTCGTCGCGGCCGTGTCCGACCAGAAGCGGCGGCCACACAAACCCTCGATCTCGCCTTCGGCGGCGTTGAGGGCGCGCGTCAGATCGTCGTCGGCGAACACGGTGTTAGTCAGCTCTTTCGAGCCTTTGAACTCTTCGAGCGTGAGGTAGCGTGGTGTGCTGGTAGCGAGCTCGGGCTCGATCAGGATGAGGATGTAGCCGCCGTTTGGGAACGTCTGGATCTTCCCGCCCGAGTACGTGACCTTCCACTCGCCGAGGTACCAGCCAGCCGTGTCGGTGTCAACGGCCGCCCAGGTGTAGGAGACGTTGCCTCGTGTCGCCTCGCTAACGTCGCCGTTCGTGGCGGTCGCATCAGCGATCGTCATGGCCCCGCCGGCGAGGGGTTGCATCGAAAACTTGACGGTGGCGCCGGTGAGGTTAACCGCCACGCTGTCCTCGTCCTTGAGCACGTCCGCCAGTACGGACGCGGTGTCGTTCTGCTTGACGTAGAAGTCGGGGTCAGGCACGGGTGGTCCTTCCTGATCCTGGGGCGGTGAGGGTTCGCCCCGTCGCGGCCGCGCGCGCCGTCCTGCCGCTCAGCAGGACATGCAGCGTCTTCCCGGTATCGGGGTCGACGAGCGTCCTGCCGGTCGCGCCCGTGCGGAGCGTGCGGTCGGTGATCGGGGGTGCCGCGATCACGACGGCGGCCCCGCTGATAGACGCGGCGGCGGCGACAGTACCGGCGTCTATGGCCTCGAAGACGTCCTGTGCGGAGACGACGGTGGCGCTGATGATCGTGCCTGTCTTCGCGTACGTGATCGGGAGGACGATGGCCGCTGTGCCCGAGAGGACGGCGTCGGCGACGACGACGCCCGCCTCGACCGCCTCGACCGCGTCGGAAGCCGAGACGACAGCCTCCGAGACGACTGCGCCGGCCTCTGTTGCTTCGAGGATGTCCGTGCCGTCCGCCACCGCCTGCGAAACGACAGCGCCCGCCTCCGCGGCCTCGAACACGTCGGCTGCCCTGACAGCGGCGGCGCTAGTCACGGTCCCGGTCTCGGTGGCGGTGAACTCATCGACGCCGGCGGCGCTGACGGCGGAGACGACCGCCCCTGCCTCGACCGCCTCCCGGACATCCGCCCCCGACGGAACACCCGCGGAGACGATAGAACCGGTATCGACAGCCTCGAATACGTCGGCGGCAAGCGTGACCGCCTCAGCGGCCAGCAGCCCGGCCCGGTTCATGGTCGCCGCATCCGCGCCAGCAGCTACGACGTCAGCCGCAACAAGCCCCGTTTCGGCGGCCGTGAACGCATCCGCGCCAGAGACAGCCAACTCAGAAGTGACAGCTCCGGCCTCAGCGGCGGTAAAGACATCCGCGCCGGAAACCACCGCGGGGGACGCGACCAACCCAGTTTCCGCAGCCGTGGACACGTCAGCACCCGCAGCAACGGCCGCAGAAGCCACTGAGCCAGCTTCGACCGCCTCAAATACATCCGCTCCCGCAGTGGCAACAGGGCTGACAACGACACCGATCTCACTCGCAGTGAACACATCGGAGCCAGAAATGACAACAGGACTGATAACGGAGCCGCTCTCGACAGACTCGAACGCACCCTCTGCCGAAGCGACAACCGCAGAGACAACAGAGCCAGTGTCTACAGACTCGAACACGTCGGCCGCGGCTGTGACTGCCGCGCCGATCACAGTCCCGGTCTCGACGGACTCAAGAACGTCTGCGCCCTGCGCTACCGCAGCAGTAACTACCCGGCCGGTCTCTACCGATTCGAGAATATCAGCGCCCGCTCCGACGGCCGGACTGACGACCGTGCCGGTCTCCACAGCCTCGTGAACGTCAGCGGCCGATGCGACGGTAGCGGAGACGACAGCACCAAACTCCGAAGCCGTGAAAGCATCGGCACCGGAGGCGACAACGGCGGCGGCGACAGCTCCCACCTTCTCAAACACACCCTCCGCCACCAACCTTTGCAGCGGCTCGCCGCGCCGGTAGTGGTCGAACGAGAACGCGGTGACCTTCCCGGCAATCCCGCCGAGTGGCTCGCCGCGCCGGTAGTGGTCGAAGCTGTTAGGGTTGGCTGCCATGTCAGGCTACGGCGAAGTCGTCGAAGAACGCGGACCCATCACCATCACCAGCGGACATCAGTCGGACGGTGATGAGTCCTGAGGCGGTCGGCGTGAAGTTAAGACTGAGTTGCTCCCAGGTGTTCGCAGCCCCGGTCATCGTGGCGGTAGCTTCGGCAATGCCGATCTCACCGTTGGCGAGCACTCGCATACTCGGCAGCGTGCCCGCCCCATAGGCCGAGTCGTAGCGGCCGTACACGGTGACCGTCGTTGACGTTGCACCCACCGCGAGGTCGAAGTCCTGGCAGGAGGGGCCGAGCAGCTTCAACGCATTCGAGCCGGTGCGTACCGTCGTGACTTCCTTCTGGCCTGTATTGCCACGCTCGTAAGCTCCGATGCTAGCTAGGGCGTTCGCCCAGGTAAGAGCGGGACCGGAGGGCCGGGTGAGGCCGAGGATGTCGGTAGTCGGGCCACCGCTGTTCCCGAAGCCAAGCGCAGGACTCCCCAACATCGGGGAGAGAAACGGACGCGGCGACGCCCCCCGCAGTAACGCCTGCCCGATCTCGAACAGCAAAGCGTAAGGGCTCGGATGCCCCGAGATGCTGCTGGCCCCGACGCTCACGTTCGTCCGGGGTGTGGTGGCCGGAAGAAGATTGTAGTCCTCCGTGATCTGCCCCGTTGCCGCTGCTTCTAGGGCGGCGTTGCCCTGGCCGCCGACGATCGAGTTTAGGACGGTGCAGGGGAACGTCGTGGACGTGTTCGCCAAAGCGTGTACGCCGCGAGCCCCACCCAGGATGATGCAGTTGAGGATGTCCAGACCGCCGGGGGAAAACGCCCCCGCGCCAGAAGGGCCGAACACGAAGTGACGACCGTACCCGCTCAGCGAAACACAGTTTTTGACCACGACGTTTACGTCGTAGTCGGCGCTGGCGCTCCGCACCATATCGAGGTAAAACAGGTTCCCAGTCGAGGCCGTCGTAAGGAAGATGCACGAGTCCACTGTCCAGTTGAGCACCACATCCGCCGTGTTCGCAGCATAGAGGGCTCCCTTATTTGCACCTATGATGAAGGTGCAGCCAACGATGGTGATGTTCGTGGAAGTGGCCGTGGCGCCGGTGACAGCCACGGCATCACCAGAGACGAATATGAATCCTCGGATCGTCAGGTAGTCGCGGCCGGCGAGAGCCAGGCACGGACTGGCCGTGGGGACCGTCTTATCGTTCGTCGTGTACGCCGACCAGACAACCTCCCCCGCGTCACCCGTCTGCGCACCGTCAACGTCGGCTATCACCTTCGTCTCCGCGGTCGCCGAGACCATCGCCACGGTCACGGTCTCCCGATATACGCCAGCGCCGACGTACACCGTGTCCCCGGACGCGATCCCTGATGCGCCAAGCGCCTTTCCGATCGTCAGCCACGCGGCCCCGGCGCTCGTCCCCGCAGCCGCATCCGACCCCGTCTTCCTGACGTAGTACGTCGCCATATCAGGCCCCGAACCGTTTCATGATCAGCCACGAGGCGATCAGGTCGAGCAGTTCCAAACGCTCCGGCCCAGTCAGGCTCGACAGGATGTTCGGGAACGTGACCGCGTTCATCCCTGTGAAGTCACGCAGCACCGCCCCCGTTGTCGAATCACAAACCTGACATTCAATGCGGGCGCGAGGAACGTTCACGCTCGCCGACGCGAGCGGCGTCACCGTGAAGTTCTGGAGGTCGGGCATTAGTCAGCCAATCGAACGGCCACCGTTCGGGCCGATGATGTTGAAGGTTTGCGAGGTAGCCATCAGTCACACACCGCTTTCCCAGCTTTGACCGCCTCGTACACATCAAGGCCAGATGTGACAGCCGCAGTCAGGGTAGCCCCAGCCTTCGTGTACGTCGTGCCACCCGCCACCGCCTTGACCTCGAGTGCTACACCGATCACAGCAGACGGGTTCGCGCCGGCAATGTCGTGGATCTCGGCGAAGCCCGAGCCCTCAGTCGTTGCGAGGGCGGTGACCGTGATCGCCATCAGGAACTCTCGCGCAGCACGTAGACGGCCTGCACCATGTTCCGCGCCCCAGCCTTCGCGATCACCGAACGGCGCTTGCCCTTGATCGTGTCCGGCGAGTAGCCGAGCAACCGGCCCGTCTGGGCGACCGTCAGCCCGTCCGCCGCCGCCCGCAACACGGACAGCTCACTCTCCGTCAGCCGCTCCTGACGATGCGTCAGCCGGTCGGGCAACTCGGTGCGCGCCAGCTCGAGTAGCGCCCGGCCCGCCAGACGGCGAGGCAAGCAACGTCGCAGGGCCGTGTAGGCGTCCCACGTTCGGCCGGAGGCGAGCGCTCGGCTGACCCCTGGCATCAGATCAGGCAACGCCAGTGTCATCGGGCCTCCGATCACCCATGGAAAAGGCCGCTGACGCGGCCTCTCCACACCGTATGGGAAACACTCTCAATCGAAACACCGGCACGTCGGACAATGCGCCTCAGTCGCACCACGACCATGACGGCCGACGCGAAGCTCCAGGTTCTCGATCCGGTTGTCCGACTTGTCGCCGTTCTTGTGATGGATGGTTTCGTAGTCGTAAAGGGAACGGCCCAGGTGCTGGCTCATGACGTGGCGGTGCTCGAGCTGCCGGGTGCGCTCTCCGAGTTCATCGGTGGCCTGAATGCTCACGTAGCCATCCCGCTTATTCACGTAACGACCACCCTTCCAGTTCGGATGAGCCGGGCCTCTCCGCCCCCGCATCGGCTTCGTAGCACGATTGGAGCAGACCCTAGAGCAGTAGAGGCCACGCCCGGTCTGGCCGAGGCTGGTCCTGAAAACGAACATGCCCCCGCATCCCGCGCAGATCCGCTCTTCGGCCCGGCCGCGGTTGTCTTCTTCCGTTCCGAAGGGGTACCACCACCACTGCCCGGTCTCATCCCTGGCCCACCTCTGGCGTGACTTACCTTGTTGCCGTATCTCGACAAGATCCGGGCGCTGTCGCCGTCGCATGGTTCCTCCCTGTAGTGATGCTGAACCATACTATCACACTACGACGACAATCATTCATCTAAGAGTTGTATTGGAACGATGGAGTGCACTTTATGATGTCGTTCGTCGCGAGCACGACGGCGGTCACGTCGTCGAAGTTCGCCTGCCCCTCACACTTGTCACCGGTCGTGGAGAGGATGTCGCTGAGGAAGAACCCGTTGATGGTGGCGCCGGTCGCGCCGACGGTCGGGAACGTGATCTGCGAATACGTCGTCTTCCGCCCACCCGTGCCGGCGGCTACCGCCCCCCACGTCGCAGTCGCCAACTCCTGCCTCGCGTAGTTCGTGAACACGGTTTCGGTGATGTCGGCCATCGTCTGACCAGACGTGATCACCGTCGACGCGGTCTGGGACGTGAACAGGCATAGCCAGCAGCTCGTCTGCCGGGTCGAGTTTTTCGGGAACTGTCCGAGGAGCAGGTCCAAGCCTTCGTCTGGGATGATCTCTGCCATATCTCAGTTCTCCTTGTTGCCTGGTTTGCCGCAGTTTGGGCAGATGCCGTCACCGTGGTTGGCGTCAGGGTTGCCGGTCAGCATCAGTGCTCCTGCTTCGGTGATCCCGCCGGTGAACCGTCCGGGGTAGCCGACCGCGCCGAGAGAGCAGGCCGGGTTCTCGCACAGGTACGTTGTCGTCTTAGCCATCAGATGGCTCCTTCCAGCGGTTCCGGTAACGGGGCGGCGATCGGGTGGGTGGTTACACCCGAGCAGCGGTCGCACAGCCGCGGCGTGTCGTCGGGGGTGACGAACAGGTTTTGGCAGCACGCGCACGTCTGTAGCTTGTGATGTCGGGGGTCGTATTGGACGTTGAGGGCGCGTCCGAGGAAGCGCACTTGCTCCGGGTCGATGATTTGTCGTTTCTGCCGGTCGTGGACGCAGTACACCTGGGCGCTGCCGCCGAGCCCGATCCTCGTCCCGGTTGCCATCAGACCCACGTGACTTCGACGAGGGTGACCTGATACTCGCGGGTTAGCGCGATCAGCGTGTCGCGCATCAGCCGTTGCGGGGAGAACTCCTGCTCCTCGAAGCGGTCCGTGACGTTGAACGAGAACATGGGCGCGTCCAACCCAGGGCGCAATCCGACCTTGATATCCCACGTGCGTCCGTCAACGGCCTGGCAGGTGAGCTGGTAGAGGGCCGTGGTCCCGTCGGGTGGCAGATTCTCCCATTTCAGCGATGTCATCGGGAGCGCGGTGTGCCAGGCGTCGATCTGCTCGTACAGCTCCTCGAAGCGGGCGTTGACGTTCCAGGAGACGCCCTCACCGTTCGAGCAGGTGATCTCGATTACCTTAGTGGGGTCTCTGATCTCGATCGTCGGTGGCATCCCCGCCTCCTAGCTCTTCTTGACCTTCCGCCGCTTTGCCTCGGGCTTCACGTGCAACCCCGGAGCGGGCATGGGCTCGGTCAGCGATTCGAGCGGCTCGCCCAGCATCGTCTCGTCCTGGCCGCCCTCAGCCTCCGGCTCCTCGACCAGGACAGCCTTCGTCTTCAGGAGTCCGTAGCGTTCCGCGTCCGCGACGCTGACCTTACGGCCGGGCAGGGTGAACAGAAACGCCGCCTCCTTGTGCCCCGCCGGCACGAGCCGCTCCCGGTCGGCGGTCAGCCACAGCTTCTCTTCCGCTACGACCCAGCGGGAAGCCGGGTCGATTTTGATCTCAAGTCCCGCCATCACATCCCCCTTCCTAGAGCGTCGAACCGTCGCGGACGCCGTTCGCGTCGAAGTTGCCCACGAACACGGCGCCGGTAGCGAGCGCGATCTGTGTCGCCGTCAGCGCGGCCCCATCGTTCGCGAACCAGTTACCGCAGATCAGGCACTCCGCCGAGACGCCCCCGTTCATGTCGAGGTATACGGCCTTGTTGCGGGACATGAACTTGCAGCCCGAAATCTCCCACTGATAGAAGTAGGTGGGGCTCTCGCTGCCTGAGTCGTCGTCGATGTCGTCGCCGGTGTTCAGATAGAACTGACAGTCCCGGACGTTGACGTTCGTGGCCTGCAATCCCAGACACACCCCGGTCCCTTTCGAGCTGCGCAGGCCCGCCCCGCCGCACTCACGGAACACGCAGCCGTCGAACACCGTCCCCGACCCCGTATTCGCGGTAGCGGTGGCACCGAGGAAATGGAACCCGTGGCTCGTATCACTGGTGAAGTCGCAGTTCTCGAAGTAGGCACCCTCACCGTCCGAACGGACGCCGACAGCGCTCGTGCCGACGAACCGCACGCCGACCGCCGCGAACCTGTCCGACTGCGCGACGTCGAGCGCGATCCCCGTGGCAGGCGCGATGATCAGACGCTTGGAGTTACCGGCCACCTGGACAGCGATCAACTGAACGTCGTCCTTGGCGGTGAGCACGAGATTCTCCGCGAACGTCGTGCCGGTGTGCAGGTAGACGGTGTCGCCGCGACCATCGACGCACTTGTTCAGTGCCGCCTGAACCGTGGACAAGGCCGTCTCCCATGATTCCCCGTCGGCCGCAGAGGAGCCGTTGACCGCATCCACGTAGTACTCGACTCCGGGGCGCCTGACGACCTGCCCGCGCTTGATCGCCCCGGTGATGACGTTCTGGCCCTGAATGACTGGCATGTCAGTCCTCCCTCATGAAGAGGGGCGCCTGGATGGGCGCCCCTCGTTCTTGTCCTCTGGTGCGCGCTCTCACGCGAGCGCCCCGAAACTGTCCTACTAGATGCCTGTCGTCGTGCAGAATGCTTCCCCTCTGTAGCCGACCAAGCAGGCCCTAAGTCCCGCCCGCACGGTCCGCTTCCCCTCAATGAAGTCCCCGTCGTCGTAGCCGAGCTGGACTTCGAGGCCGCGGCGGATGAAGAGTTGGATCATCGCGTCGGAGAAGTCGCCGACGAGCCCGGTGCCTTCCGCGATCGCCTCGTTGTGGACGACCGGCAGACCCCAGATCCGCTCCGGGCCGGCCTCCGAAGGAGACCCCCAGATGTAGATGCCGTCGGCGGTCGTGAGGAGCCTGACCTGCTGCCAGTCGTTCGAGTGGACGACGAACGCGGACGGGAACGCCCGGCCGGTCACCCGGATCTTCGTCATCGCCTTGTGAACGGTGTCCGGCGTCGGATCCGCCCCCTTCGCCTGCGTCTGGAGACCTGTGAAGCCGAGGATCCCGTCCAACTGCGGTGCGACGTCGGTGCCGTTGAGGAGCTGGTCGTCGAGGTGCTGGCGGACGAAGAAGCCGAGGCGGCCGTTGACGTACGACTCGGCCTGGGCGACGTCCTCGAGCTGCTCGTCGGTGATCGGGATGCTCGTGCCGATCGACCGGACGGTCTTCGATCGCTCGGTCAGGACGAGGGTGGAGGCGACGTACGTTGCGCCCTCAGCGCGGGTCGCGGCACCCGAGGTGGCGGTCGTCTCCTCCATGTAGACGATCGCCGCCTGCGTCGTCGCCGCAGTTGGGATCAGGTCGATGAGCTGGATCGGCCGGAGCGCCTCTTCGACGACGCGGCCAGTCCTGACCGATTCAGGTGCCCAACCGGCCCCGGTCTCGAACAGGGTCGCCTTGATCTCGGCCGGTCCGAGGTCGAACACGCTCAGCGGGCCTGGGGCGTGGCTGCCACGCTGCCGCCCCTTGTAGGCGTCGGACTCGACGAACATCTCGCCGAGCGACTTCAGCTCGGTCCGATCGCGACGGCCCGTGGTGATGTGGCCGGGGTGCGGCTGAACCTTGCCGAGCTCATCAGCGCGGAGTCGCATCGCGTCGAGCGCGTTGAACTCCTCGAGCTGCTTGGCGTAGTCGTCGATCTTGTCGTTGATCTGGCCGATGTACTCGACCTTGGCCTTGGAGTCACCTTCGATCGCGGTGACCTTGGTCATGTCCATGTCCTCGCCGGCTTCCCGGAAGATTCCGGCGAGTTCGTTGCGGGCAGCGTCAAGCTGACCGCGAAGGTCCGTCAACTTGCTCATGGTTCCTCCCTTAGAGGTTGCGCTGCCGCTCGTACCGCGCCTTTTGGCGCAGCAGCTCGGCAGTCCGCTTGCTGTCTGTCGCCGCCAGCAGCTCGTCGAGCTTCTGGGCGGCCTCGCGCAGTGCCCCCGTGCAAGCGGTCAGGCGCTCGCGTTTGGCGACCGTAAGGCCGCCACGTTCGACCTCGGCAAGCGAGGTCGCACGGTTAACGAGGCAGGCAGCCCTATCACGTAGGGCCTCTGCTTCGTCGGCAAGAGAAAGGCCACTCGGGGCGGCCTGATCGTTGAAGTCATCGAGATGACGACGGAGGTGGCGTTCTACTCCTGCTCTGTCGCCGTCGGG